GTTAAGAACTCTATTTGTGATACACTTAACCTATCACCTATAGCTTTAATCTCACAAGCAATGAACTGACCATAGTTCTTATGGTAACCTATGATGTCAGGTAAACCTTTCTTACCAATGAAAGACCTTCCTTTAACTGCTAGGTTATTATTCCTCCATACCTCATAACCTAAACTATCTAAATATTCTAGCATCATCTTGGTTAAGTCACTTGCTGTTTTGTATGTCATATAAACGAAATTACATCAATTAATCGAAACGTATCATCTCCACAGTTGGAACTTTTACATATCTTATGCCCTCGACTATCTTAGTTTTACCCCATTTAAAGTGTCTTCTTGCCTTTATTCTAAGCATCTCAGCTCTTATAAAGTAGATTCTGTCTTTAAGGTCAAAGTTGATAGCAAAGAACTCAACTCTTGTATCTGCTATGCCACTTGGTTTGCCATTATTCTCATATTCAAGCCACATATATTTCTGCTTTAGGGCTTTTGGCTGTTGGATAACCAAGATTTTTGTGTTCCTAGCAAACAATAACAATGCCTGATAAGTGCCATCTTTAGCCTTAGCTTGTTCTATATCGAACTTACGAGTATTTTTATAGTTCCTATTTAAGTCCACTTCTCTTAGGTAGTTTTAGTTTCTTAGCGTAAAAGTATAATGTTTTTGTTCCTACGCCTATTCCAACTGCTATATCGTTTAGGTCATGAAACCTAGCAGTATCATACCATGCTCTAGTTATGATACGTTGCTTCATGTTCTCTATGTTAAGGTCTTCGCCTTCTATTACTTCTACCTCGATAAATTTTTGCTTCATGGTTTAAGCGTATTTAAGTGGTGTTTTATTTTTTCTATGACCTTGAAGCATACTTCTAAGTGTAGAATAGTTCATATTAATTGATTTAGCAGCATCATTAACACAATCATAAAAAACACCATTATTTATATTAATTACAATTTTGTTAGATGAATCATAAAATCCCTTCATTAATCCATTTGTATAAGCGTGTTGCATATTTTCTTCCCTAGTAGCCCATTCTAAATTTTCTAATCTATTATCTGTTTTTATACCGTTTATGTGATTTACCTGAGGCTTATTATCATTGTTAGGTAAGTAAGTTAAAGCAACTAATCTATGTATACTAAACAGCTTTTTACCATCTGCATTAGTTAGTCCAATTCTATAATAACCAAGTTTACTCAAGTTTGGTTTCATATAGATACTTTTTACTTTGTTAAACACTCTTCCATCTTTACCAATTTGATAATTTTCGTAATTTTTTATGTCTTTCATTTTTATAATTTATAATCTTCGAATGTTATTGTTTCACCTATAAATCTTACTGCCATATTTTTTGTCGGTCCATGTCTATTTTTTTCAACTTTGACTATAACAAGATTTTTAGGATCATACTCTTTTCCATCAATTTCTACTGGTTCAGTCATCTCATAATATGCAGGACGCATTAACATTATTACTATGTCGCTATCTTGTTCGATACTACCCGACTCTCTAAGATCAGACAACATTGGTAACTTATCAGCTCTTTCTTCAACCTTTCTAGATAACTGCGATAAAGCAATAATTGGTACTTCCAACTCTTTGGCTAAGGCTTTAAGGCTTCTGCTTATAAAACTTACTTCCTGCTCTCGGTTTTGGTTTTGTTTGCCTTGTCCACTCATAAGCTGAAGATAGTCTAGGAATATTACCTTAATACCATACTTCTGCTTAAGAATAGTAGCCTTAGCTCTGAGTTGTGAGATACTGATTCCTCCAGTATCTTCTATGTAGATGGGTGCTGTGATTATCTTGTCATCTGTCTTTAAAAGTAGCTTCCTTTCATAGTCATTCAAATTATTCGTTCTAAGGCGTTTTAATGGCACTTGACTTGTTATTGACTCTAACCTTTCAACAAGCTGTTCGGAGCTCATTTCGAGGCTAAAAATAGCCGTAGGAACGCTATTTAAGATAGCTAAGTGATAAACACTTGAAAGCATCATTGCTGTCTTACCTGCACCAGGTCTAGCAGCTATAATGCATAAATCAGGTTTACACCATCCTGCTATGGTTTGGTTTAGCTCTTGGAATCCAGTATTAAATCCTAAAAGCTCACCATTACTTGCTAAATCTCTAGCAAAGTTGATAGCCATAACTACGTCAATTATGCTTTTTTCGTATAAATTACCATATTCTAGTAAAGCTATAAGTTGACTATTTAGGTCAGAAAGTAAATCTATAGCTTGACTATCGTTGTCTAAACAACTATTCTCAGCAATTCTAAGTACTTTATATGCTTCACGCTTCTTATACATCTCAATAACAATCTCAATATGGGTGTTTATATGAGCTGTTGTAGTTACATTATCAGTTAACTTAGATAAGTAGTAAGCTCCACCAACATCTTGTATGTCCTTATCTTGGGAAAGTTTTTGAGCTACGGTAGTAAGGTCTATAGATATGTTACTATCATACATTTCCTTAATAGCGTTAAAGATTTTTTGGTGCTTTAGATCGTAGAATATGTCAGTTTTTAGATGACCTATAACCAAAGGGATAGTCCTTTTGTCTAAAAGCAATGCCCCAAGTATGTTAGATTCAATATCTAAAGCTTTTGGTAGGTTTATAGCTATCATAGTTTTTCTATTTCATATTTAACTCTTAACCAATAATCATTATAACTAGGATTAGGACCTAAAGTGTAGTCATATCTTTTAGTTGCTTCTAATAGTTCATCTACAGCTATTAAAGCACAATTCTTTGTGTTTTCATAGTTTTTTATGTCTATAAGCAAATAGTACTTATTAAATAGCTCTTTAGCTTTTTGTTGTGGTGTCATTATTTAAGTTTTATTTGTGTAGTTATTTTGTTTGTAGGTACGCTAGTAGTATTAAATTTGGAACTATTCCTTTTCCAAGTTCTTACAGTAGCCTTCCAATCTTTCATTGGATTTTTACCTATTAACCAACCATTAGATTCATAATGGTCTATAAAGTAAGAAGGATCAAGAGTTAAAAAGCCTATTTCTTTGGCATATAAGTCTATCTCATTAGCTGTTGGTCTTATAAACTTAGTCTTCTTAATATTTAATTTACTATTAATTGTATTAGTATTACTTATAGGGGCACTTTCACCGACTTCGGCATTTATTGAACTCGGTGATTTCTCATCTCGGATTGCTGGTGTATCATATACTACATGATTCCATCCAGTAAACCTTCCAAGCTCGTTTATCACCTTTACTGACAAGATATAGTTCTTGGTTTGTAATCCCTTAAAAACTCTGTCTAATTGCCCCTTACTGCATCCTAATCGTTCATGTAAGTTAGTTTTATAAACTACCCAATCATGCCTCATGCTTAGTAAGTAAATTAATAATCCTCTCTCCTCTAATGTTAATTCGACATTCCTAATAATCTCGTTGTCGATAGCAGTAAACTTTTCAGCAGATCTGCTTTTAACAATCATTCCTGTATTCATAAAATAAAAAAGCCCTCAGATTTGCGGGAGTCCGTACACCCCCACGCCTCTTCGGGCAATAAGTTTTAACTGCAAAGTACGGTTTGCATTGACAAATATACTAATTTGTCTTAACTATCCTAAATATCACATCTCTATCATTGTGCTTAAATCTACGCTTCAGTAACGGATTAAGTGATTTCTTTATTGAGTCTTGTGTGATCCTTGTATTCCTTGCTGCATGAGCTAAAGATTTAAACAATACTTCACTTTTGTCGTCAACATAAATCATCCTCACTGGTACTGAGTTCTCTAATCCTGCAATCTCCATCATATATTCTTAATTTTACTAATTATTGTTAATGTTACAAATAGCAATATTGCTAGTGGTATTGATATTACTATGAACTTTATCAGTTCAAAAGCAAATTTGAAATTTTGTTTCATTTTTAATCTTTTGTGTCTAATTTGTTATATATAGCATAAGTCATGAACAATATTGCTTCTAATATTCTACCTTTTATTGCAAAATATAAAGACATAGTTGAACATACTATAGCTACTATTAATCCAAATAATTTCATGTTTATAGTTTAAAAATAACCACCCCAAGTTCCCTAATTACTATCTTGGTTAAAAATATTTAATATCTTGAGGTGGTCAAAGTTTTTATTTCTTTAAGTTAATCTTAAAGGTTGTAGTGCTAATTCTTGGTGCTGGGTGTACCATTTCGCCTGATTCAGGATCAACCATAGAGGTTGGTAGTGTTCTAAGCATTTTCTCTCTTTCCTTGATAGCAAACTTCATAGACTCTAATTGGTCATTCATCTTGCTCCAAGTATAGTCTTGGTCATAGATATACTTAACTCCTGATTCAAACTTAGCCATCTCGCTTCCTAAGACCTCAGCCTTGCCTCCAGGATACTTACTAAGCTCATCTAGTACTAACTCTTTTAAATCGGCTCTAATGCCTTCTAAAAGCTGTACAACAGCCTCTGATTTAACAAGTAGCTCTAGTGGTGATTCACCACTCTGTGTAAAGTGATCTACTATCTGCGACTTGATTAACTCAATAGCAAATTTGTTAGGCTCAATAGAACTAAGTTCTATTTTTGGTAATAATTGTAAACTCATATTATTTAATATTTTCTTTTTTCATTTTTAATACCTTCATCAATGTTTCATCTGAATCAAATGATTGCTTGTAAGTAAAGTAGATGTCAGTTAATTGCTTAACCTTAGTACACTTAGCTACTTCCATCATTATTTCTTCTCTTGTAGGCTCATCTTGTAAGATTTCTGCAACTACTTCTTGTACTGGCTTAGAGGTTTTTTTTGGCTCTTCATGTACAAAGTCCATCTCCTCAGCAGGTGTCGCTTCAAATCCAGCAGCTTTCATCAACCATGCTAACTGATTACGAAATGCTTTACCTACTGCTCTAGTTTGTGCCATAGATAAGATAGCATATTCATCAAAGAATTTTTTGCTACCTTCTTTGTTAGAGCATATTGCGATACCTACAGACACTAACTTATTGTCTTGGTACGATCTAACTTCGCAAGTAGCCATGTACTTTACTTCTTTTTCACTTGATAAGTCTTGTACGCTTGTAATGATAGGGAATAAACCTAATGAAGCTCCAGCCATCTGCCAGGCTTCTACGTTACAATAGTCCTTACCTTTAATGTTAGATACTAAGTGTGCATCCTTTACAAAGCGTTTAAGCTCGTTAGATAAGGATAGCATAGAGTCCTTGTTGACCATTTGGTAACTAGGAGCTTGAATCTGTGTGTTAGTTGTTTGCAATTCCATTTGTTAATTGATTTGATTGTGTAAAAAAGGTTGCTTGTTTGATTGGATATTGTTCCCACATTTTAACTATAGCTTCCATAGTTTCAAAACTTGATTGGCTGTAGTTCATGTTGTGGATAATCTTAGCGACAAAGATTTTTTTGTCTACTTCGTTCATATGTGCAAATGTTGATAGCATAGTGTTTGTTTTAATAGTTTTCTGAATATAGTTTTGGTATCTTAATCTTACTTCTAACCTGTGTGTATTGCTCCATATAGTATGGCACAACTTCTACGTCATTTACAAAGGTGTTTATACCATGTAGCACTGTAGTCCTATCTCTATGAAAATAAGGAGCTATTTGGGCGGCTTTTTGCTTGTAGTGTACATGAAGGATATAAAAGCACATATTACGAGCTAATACCTGAGGTCTGTATCTACCTTTCTTAGTAATTATTTTAGCATCTATATTACAAGCTTTAGCTACTTTATTGACTAGGTTGTTTACGATGTCCTGATCTACAAACAAAGGTTTTTTCTTTAGTAGGTTTTGTCTTGGTGTTCTAAATTTCGTTGTGGTCATTTATTTGGTTTTTAAGTAGTTCTAGTTTTTTGGAATAAAAGGTTTTTATTAGCTCGGTCATCTCATAGTCATTGTTCTTAAGTCTTGTTTCAATAACGTAACGACTATAGCCCGTAATCTCCATAATCTTCTTCATGTCCCCATACCTAAAAAGGCTTCTGTAATCTGTAATTTGTAGCATTTGTTTATTTGTTTTTATAGTGATTGATATGTCTGTCTATTCCTTGAACTGCGGCATCTAATGAAGCGTAATAACTAGCTCTCCAGTAATACCATTTGCCATGTAGGATTTGGTTATCCCAAGTTATATACATCCCCTTATAGGTGTATTGTTTTGACATTCTTCCGTTACTGTTTACATAGGTAAATTCTTCTTTGATACCTTTTTTCTTTTGTTCTAGGGTTAGTTTCAACATTGGTTTTGGTTTTATTCCTCTAGTGAGGGTTTTGGATAGATTTTTGTTTCTAGGACTTCTGATGTTCTAAGTGGTAGACCTTGACTAAGCTTCTCAAAGATGGCATAAGCTACTTCTTTTTTAGTGCTGATAGTTCCACTGATAAATACACCATCTTGCTTAGTAAAGTAGATTGTGTCGTTAAGTAATTGGTCTGTTTCGGCTACGAATTCGAATTTCATGTGTTGTATGTTTTATTTGTTAAGTTTTTGGTGTCTAGTAAAATAGGTTTTTGGATCACCTATCTTGACCTGGCTCATATTCCTTTCATATTCCAATGGATGAATGCAAGTTTTTGTCTGATAGTTGTAATAGGCTTGTTCGCCTTTGTCGATGATCGTGCCAGTAATACCGCACTTCATCTGGTAACTGAGTGTGATTAATTCGTGCATGGGTTTTTTGTTTTGGTTGTAGAATGTAAAATTAGGAAGTTTTTGTAAATATTTGAAAGTTTTTTGTTAAAATATTGTTAAAGGTTTGTAAATTTTTCTTCACTGAAGTAAACATTTTCTTGAGCACATAGCTTAGAAACTTGGATTTTTATACCGTTTATGATAATTTCATCGTCTTGAGTTTTTAAAAGTTTTTTGAGTTCAGGAAACATAACAGAAAAAGTAACAATATTTATCATTGCGTACTTAATATCCTTATTTTGCGTCAATGCTTGATGCATAAAATCAAAAAATAATTTCCTATCGAAGATTTTTATTTCCATAAAAAAGATTTTTGCGGAGTTTTTGTGGGTTTTTTGGGGAGTTTTTGCATAGGGTTTTTGGAGGGTTTTTGCCTGCAACTGCTTTTTAGTTGCACATTTAACTAGCTTTTGCCAATATGTAAAGGCAAAGCATAGCTAAAAGGCATTTTAAGGCACTTTTAAGGCTTAAATTTGGCTTATCTTATTTGGATAGTATAAAGATACCAACCTCAAAGAAAGTGGCTAAAAACGGCTTATTTTGCTAAATATTCCGCCTCTTTTATTTTTGTTATCCTTTCGGCTAATTGGTCGGTATTGTAAGATTGAAACGCAATACCTCCCCCAAATTGTTTATTGTGAAACTTACGCCCTCCTAATTGACGAGCTAAAAAAAGAGCCCTTTCGTATGTGTCCGCTAATTGTAGAAAGTGCACAACAAAACGAGGGTTTCCGTTTGTGTCGTTGTTAATACGTGTAAACATGGTTAAAAATTTTGGTTTATACGGGTAAGCGGGGGAACTTACTCCGTTTCGCTGAATTTAACAGCTCATCAGTAAACCCTACAAAACAGCCACAATACTTTTTATTTCGGTCATGGGTATTTTATGACAGCCTACCGAAACGATATCGCCATCTATCCCGTTAAATGTGTATTTATCCACGTGCTGACCTTTTATAAGTTCGTTATTGATTAGACGTTGATAAGATGATAAAAACAAGTCTTTGGACATTTTTACTCCTCCGCTTGTTTCTACGTTCTCGGTTTCTTTATTGTACCTCAAAAGATAGTGCCCCAAATTTGCATAGATTGACGATATTTTAAACTGTCTAAATAGATCAATTTTTTCCTTTGCATCAATTAGTGCCTTTGCCTCCGCTTTCTTTTTGTTCTCCTCTTGTTTTATTTGCCATTGCTTAAACTCTTTTGACTCTTGATAATCATGCAACCAGTTAACAATATCGGAATATCTTTTATTTATTGTTTGATATTCAAATACTAAACCATCTAAAGTAAAAAACGCTTTATAATTATCAAAAACGCCAATGGCTACTTTTGTTTGTTCTATAAATCCATTTTTTAATTTGGTTGCCGTTATTGCTTTCTTTTTTGCGTCCTCCGCATATTCTAGATAATTGTTTAGGTTTTCCAAATGTGCGTTTGATGCTAAATTAATATCCTCGAAAATTGTTTTTACTTTGAAAAAATGAACATTTGCGGGAATAGAACGCCAAACAAGGCTTTGATGTTTTGATGTAGTATTAGAATAGTGCTTATCATTAAATAAAACGCATTTTTGCCCGTTGTGGTTTGTCATGTGTTGAGCCAGTTTGAAATGATAGCCGTATGAATAAATACTATCATGCTCAAAAAAAATGTTTGAGCCTTTGCCATGTGTTTGAGTTTGATTTGCCCAAACGTGTGTCAATTCGGAGTTGCTGAATTTTGTTCTCATTGTGTTAAGTTTAAAAGGTTTGTTTTATTTGTTAGTGTAGTTATTTATTTCAATATCAGTAAACCAATCTATTTGTATATCCATAGACATTAATAAATTGTTAGCTATTGTTAACGACTCATCTTTAAAATATGAATATTCATCATCACCAGTTAAATCTTTAACCAATGACTCATAAACAGCCTCTGCTGTTGTATTATCTTTTACCAATATTGGGGAGTCGTCTATTAATCCATTGCGTCTAATTATTATTACATTCATAAGTTTAAATTTTATTTGTATTGTGTTAACTCTTGCCAAATTGTTTTGGCTAATGTGTAAAGTAAGATACCGCCAATAAATAAGGCGATAAATTCAAATAGGCTAATTGTTTGCATTTTCATCAATTAAAAGGTGAATAATAAAACGTCCAACGTTTCCCATAAATAGGGTAAACAATACAAGTTGAAATACTTGTAAGATTGTGCTAAATGTTTCCATGATTTGTTTTGTTTATGTTATTAATAGGACATAAAGATATTAAAACATTTTAAAACAATTGTAAATAAATAAAGTTTATTTGTTAAAGTTTTGTTAACGTTCATATTTAATTACTAAGTATTTTAGTATCAATTGTTGAATTAGTAATTTAATATTATATTATTAATAGTATATTATATAAGTAGTAGTTATTAGTAATATAATTTACTTCTACTATTATAGTAGTAGTAGTATATTAATACAATAGTGTCAATGGGTTTTACTTTTGCCGTTTGAGTGCCTTTGCAATCATTAAATTAATCCCTTAACTTTGGGCAACCAACCACATTAATTAACCAATGAAAACTACCACTATTTTAAGCCTATTTAAGCCCGTCAAGGTACAAAGTAGTACATGACCATGCCACGATCCGAGATAATAGGTACTAACCTAATTTTAGGGCTAAATAGACGGGTTTTTCGGGTACTATACCCCCTACCACTTTTTTTAGCGTAGACAAAAATCTACACCCCTTGTGCCCCCCAATATTCTGATATAAAACAATGATTTTAACATTTTTAAACATTTGAGATGAAAGATACTTACGGCAAACGAGAGTACACTTGTAAATGTGGTACTAAGACTGATGGATACGTTTGGTTTAGTCAAATCAAGACTACACAGTTTGAATGTACTAACTGTGGCAAGTGGTTAGGTTATGATAACCTGGAGAAGAAGGTCACTAGCATTATTTCAATTCGCACACCAACCAAAAACCGATAATATGATACAGTCTTTTTTATGGGCAGCAGGAATGATGGGTATTATTATTTTATGCTTTGCTTTATTGTATGAAATTTACGACCAATTAAAAAACCGATAATATGAACGCACAATTCAAGGAAATAGCTAAAGAGGCTTTTATCATAGCCTATAAGGAGAACTTTGGCAATATAACCATATCATGTGAGGCATCTGGAGTCGGTAGAACGCAGTATAAGACTTGGCTTAAAGATGATCCTGAGTTTGCTAAAAGATTGGCTGAAATAGAGCCTGAGGAGATTATGCTTGACTTTGGCGAACAAAAGCTAATGGAGAGGATTGCTAGAGGTGATACCTTAGCGACTATGTTCTTACTGAAGACTAGAGGCAAGAGAAGAGGATATATCGAAAAGACTGAGGTTGCTCATGAAGGAGATGTGGTTAAGCAAATTACAGTCAACGTAGTTAAACCGAATCAAATTGGAGATATTATGAAACAAATAGACGGAGATGAGCACAAAGCGTTACCTCAAGGTGAGATAATCAACTTTGATACGCAAACCGAGCCAGGAATGGTCGTACCTGCTTACAAGGCAGGAGAAAGTGATGAAATCCCACTTTATAACCATGATAAAGGCGAATTATTAGATATTAATGAAGATGGTGAGTATGAGGAGTAGCTACAATGCCTCTATTTCGCATTTTAAGGCGATTCTAAGGCTTTTAACCCTATGTGTAGTACTATGTATCCATTTTGGAATTGAAAGGCTTAAATGGGGCTTAAAATAGCAAAGGGGTCTACCCTTGTATAAAACCAAAAGTTTTCTAATGGAAAACAAGCAACCAATTTTTTAATTTTTTTTCCTATGTCTTATGAATGTAACCACAAACATCGTCTTCGAAATCCTGCAAAACAGCCAAAAAAAAATATCAGTTATGCAAGGCGGAACAAGGTCTGGCAAAACTTACAATGTATTGACTTGGTTTATCGTGAAATTATTACAAGAGAAGGGAAAAACCCTAACCATTTGCAGATCCTCGTTGCCATCCATAAAAGGCTCAGTGATGAGAGACTTTATCGAAATACTATCGAAATATGGATTATACTCAGAAGAAAAGCACAACAAATCAGAAAATCTTTACTTCTTAGGAGGCAATGTCGTAGAGTTCGTCTCTACCGATCAGCCACAAAAAATAAGAGGTCGTAAAAGAAACTATCTGTTTATAAACGAGGCTAACGAGGTAAACTACGAATCTTGGATGCAGTTAGCATTAAGAACTACAGAAAAGATTGTAATTGACTATAACCCTTCCGATTACTACTCTTGGATTTACGACAAGGTAGTTCCGAGAGAAGATGCTGACTTTACCATCACTACATACCTAGACAACCCATTTCTTGAAAAATCAATCGTAGATGAGATTGAGAGGCTTAAAACAGCCGACCATGAATATTGGCGAGTTTATGGCTTAGGAGAGAGGGCAATATCCCAAGCAACCATTTATACGCACTGGAAGCGTAGAAGGAACTTTCCTGATGGCGGAGATGTGTTTTACGGACTTGACTTTGGCTTTAACAATCAAACAGCCCTTGTTAGGGTTAAGAACTTTGATGGCGAGTTATTTGTCGACCAATTAATCTACGATACAAAAATGTCGACTGCGTTACTAATTGATAGGATGCGTTCTTTAGGGCTTGATAGGAACTCTGAGATATATGCCGACCCTGCTGAACCGAAAACCATATCGGAGGTTAATAAGGCAGGATTTAACTTGAAGAGTGCTGTTAAGGATGTTTATGCAGGAATCAATAAGGTAAAGTCATTTCCTTTGCATATCAAGTCAGAGTCTTTAGATTTGCTTGATGAGATTAAAAACTACAAGTGGAAGACCGATACGGATGGCAATACACTTGATGAACCTGTGAAGTTTCGAGATCACTTAATGGACTCTATGAGGTATGCCATATACACAAAATATGCGAAACCTAAAAGAGGGTGGGTTGTATAGCATAAAAATTTGTTACTTTTGTAAAAATAATATATAGCGTGAATTTAACGGACATACTAAAGGCAGCTAACCCTTTTAAACAGAAGGCAGCTCCAAAGGTGACTTTTAACAATCCTTTTACTGATTTCGGTGGATTGATTGGCGGAAGAACACTTTATCCAGAATTAGACCAGCAAAAATTTGTACTTGACTATAAAAACAATAGTGAGGTATATGCTATCATCAAACGTATCTCTAAAACTATTTCTACTGTTCCTTTCTACGTTTATCAGATAAAGAACAAAAAAGAGTTAGCAAGATACAAGTCTACTTTAGCAAACGCTACTTCAACAGCAGATATTGCTAAGGCTGAGTTAATTCGTGTAAAAGCAGTTGCTGAGATTGCTGATTCACCTTTAAATGATTTGCTAGAAAAACCAAATGAATATCAATCATTCTCTGAATTTATCGAGAGTGCTGTAGGTTATAAACTAATTACAGGTAACACTTACATCTGGGCGAATAGATTAGAGTCTGGTAAGGTTGCTGAACTTGTTACACTCCCATCTCAATACGTTGCCATTATTTCTGATGGTACAATAAATGGGGTTGAAGGTTATTCTTTTACGCTAGTTGGATGGGATCAATTAGATGCGAAAGACGTAATCCATCTAAAATACTTCAACCCTTACTTTGACACTAATGGACAACAGCTTTACGGCTTGAGTCCTTTACAGGCTGCATATAGAACTGTACAGCGTTCTAACGATGCAAAAGATACATCGGTAGGTATGTTACAGAATCAAGGACCTAAAGGTATCTTGTCTGCTGATGAATCAAATGATTTCGGACCAGAGGCGGCAGGAAAGCTTAAAGAAGATTTCTACAATCAGTACGGAACAAAAACTCAAGCTGGTATTTTAAAAAATGCTGGTAAGATTTTGATTGCAGGTGCAAAGTTGAATTGGATTAACATGGGTTTAAGTCCTATCGACTTGCAGTTGTTAGAATCAGAGAAAGTAACACTTAGAGAACTTTGTAATGTTTATGGAGTGAACTCTGCGTTGTTTAACGATCCTGATAATAAGACTTATAACAACATGAAGGAAGCTAAGAAGGAAATGTTGACTCAAGTAGTACTTCCTGAGTTAGTAGCACTTCGTGATGCGTTCAATAGATTCTTTGCAACAGAAATTGGTCAAGGTTACTATATCGATTTTGATTTGACAGTATTCCCAGAATTACAAGAAGACATGAAAGAGCTTAGTGCTATCCTTTCTCAATCTTGGTGGATTACTCCAAATGAAAAGAGAGCAGCTATGCGTTATGATACTATGGAAGGAACTGAAATGGATGAAATATTTATCCCAGCAGGTTACTTACCTATAGATGAATTGACGATGCTACAAGACCCTAGAGATGCACAACAACAAGGTGATTATAATTTGCCTCCAGTAAAATAGATGCCGAAAATACTTTACCCATCACAGCAGTTTGCTTTGCAACAAAAGATTGCAAGGAAATCAATCAGAGAGTTTCAGCCTAAAATAAAAGAGGCTTTACAAGCTGACTTCGATAAAGCTGCTCAAATGGTTGAGGCATTAGGGGTAGAACAAGCGGCTAATAATCGTGCAGGATTTTTTACTGGCGATAAGATTAATAATATTTTACGAACTTTGTATGAATCAACTGGCGGTTATACTGCTATGCGATACCAACAGATGTTTGAAACGAATAAGAAAGCGGAAGAGATTGACCTTGACCCTTTAAACATTTTGGATGAGTGGTTAGTATTTATGTTATCGTATTGGACTGCGATTAGCGGACTAAAGATGCAAGGCATAGAGAATACTACTGAAAACGAAATAGCTCGTATATTAGCGAATGTTATAAAGTTTGGTCGTGAGAATGGATTGTCACAAAATGAAGTTAATAAATTGGCGATTCAAACTCTGAGAGAAGGGAAGATAAATAACGCAAGGAGTTTACTTATAGCAAGGACTGAAAGCCATCAGGCATTAAGTACAGGTGCTATAGGTGCGGTTAGGTTAGCAGGTGTTCCAGTATTAAAACAATGGATAGCTGCTGAATATCCAGCTAAGAGTGGTAAGCCAAGATTATGGCACAGGGATTTAGATAGACAAACGAATCCTGACAACAAAGGTGTAAGAATCCCTGTTAATCAACCATTCCTAGTAAACACTCCTGACTACGGACTAATAGAAATGCAATACGCACATGATGCGGCAGGGTTAGCAGTAAACAACTGCAACTGTAGATGCTGCACAGTGTATATAGCTTAAATAAAAAAATATGAGTAACTTTTATAACAAAAAAGCGGTAAGTGGTGCTCCAGTAGATATGGAGGACGGTAGCAGAATTATCACTGTCTACTATTCTGCGTTTGGTAATGTCGACAGCGATGGCGATGTTATTGTACCAGGTGCATTCACTAAAACCCTAAAGGAAAACGGACCTAATGCTAAAAATAGAATTTGGCATTTATTTAACCACTCAACTGAGAAGCCAATTGCTAAACCATTCGAGATAATGGAAGATGCCTTTGGTTTAAAGGCTAGAGTAAAAATGCCTAATACAACATTAGGTAACGATACTTATGAGTTGTATAAAGAAGGTCATATCACAGAGCATAGCATCGGCTTTCAGACTATCAAGTCACAAGCGAAAGCAGGCTATAATGAAATCAACGAAATTAGATTGCTTGAGGGTAGTTCAGTATTGTGGGGTGCAAACGCAAATACACCAACAGTAGGAGTGAAGAGTCAAATAAAGTCTGTCCTTGTAGATGAGATGGGTAAAACTATCAAGTCTTTAAGAAACGGTCACTTTACTGATGAAACATTTGAGCTGTTAGAACTTAAACTTAAGCAATTACAACAATATCTTGCTGAGATGGAAGATGAAGAGTCAGTCGACCTTGAAAAACAACCGCAACCATCATCTGAAGGCGAAGTCGAAATGCCAGAAGATGAAGCATTGGAGGAAGAGGAAGACCCGATGGTTTCTATCGAAGTAGAGGTAAACAATTATTTAAAATCATTTAAAATTTTCAACTAATGGTAGAAGAAATTAAAAGTGCTTTCGAAGGCGTTAAAACCGAAGTAAACGGTGCTATCGAAACATTAAAAGCTGATAACGCAGTAGCGGTAGACAGTTTAAAATCAGAATTAGAAGAATTAAAATCTCAAGTTGCTGTAG